ACTGCAGCAGGAAGGCATAGACCTGTTGGTTCGCCGCCAGCACCTTGAGGCGCCCCGCCGCGGCGTCGTAAGTCAAAGGCGTTCCGGCCGGGATCAGCGTCTTCCCATCGACCGTTTCATCCTTGTCGATGGGCGGCGCGAACATGATCGCCTGACGAGTGTCAGGGCCGGAGATGATCCCCGCCTCGTCAGTGCGGTAGGTTCCGTACTGGCCGGGTGTTTGCCCGACCATGTTGACTGATGCAATGCTCATTCAGTGTCTCCTGTTGTGCCTGAATCGGCGGATGGATTTCAGTTGGCGAACATGCTGCCGGCCGCCATCTTCTTGAAGATGTCGACGGTCTGTGTCACGTCGTCCTCGCTCATCGGCAGTTCGGCAGCCGGATCCGCGACGTCGGGATCCTGTTCGGCCGGCGGTTCGGCCAAACGGAAATCTTCCGTCAGGTCCAGGCCGCCCATCGACAGCTTGACCTTGCCTTCCGCGCCCTGCTTGACCGTGACGGACGAACCGACCTCGCGGCCCTCCACCATTTCCAGCAGGAAGTCCAGGGTTTGCTTCTGCGGCTCGCCCTGCGACAGCTGGAGGTTGTAGCTTTTCAGATGCGGCAGCAAATGTTTGTTGGCTTCGTCCTGGCCGCAGCGACCGCTTTCGATGCACGCCTTGATTCGGCTGGCATACTTCTCTTCCGCGGCTTGGCGAACAAAGTGTTCCAGCATCTCTTTCTGCTGCGCGAGCTTGGTGACGATCTCCTGCTGCTCCTGGCTGAACGCCACTCCGGCAGTTGCAATCGCCGGATCTTGTGGTTGCTTGACTGAGGACCCTTCAGGAGGATTGGTCATGTTGTCATCTGTCTCCGCTTTATTTGGTTCCCAATTCATGACGGCGACGCCGAGTCGCTCGATGAAATTGGTCGCGTCCGTATCCCCCGGAAGGTTGATGCCCTTCGCTGCCAGGTACTTGATCACGGTCTGAACACTGGAGTCGGTACGCTCCGACTCGGGGACACTGAAATGCTCGAACGAAAAGGGTGGGGCCGCGAAGGGGACATCGGGCTGGATGTCCGCGATGGAGAAGGCGACCCGGTTTTCGTCACTGACGAAGCCGCTCTGGTCTTTCTGCACGGGGTGCGTGACCAGCGCGACATGCGTCATGGCATCCTCGTAACTCTCGCCCGTTTCGGTATCCAGCCAGGAGCGGCTGACCACCGGCGAAACGTGCTTGATCGTCCCTGACTTGATTTTGCTGGCAACCTGCTCATCCTTAATGTCGAGCGTGCCGTACAGGCTGCCATCACCGCCGACTTTGACTTCGGTGAGCCAGCCGGTGTTGTTGTACGTGTCGAGGTCGTCCGCATCGCCCGCGAGCCGGACCGGAACTGCCTCGTCAAGATGCCGCGTCGGCACAGGAATCTGGATGCCGGATTCGATCATTCGTTGGACGGTGTCGCCAATCCTGGCCACTCGGTCCTTGTCGAAATGCACCAGTTGCTTTCCGCCGAAGTACGGAATGTGATACGACGCGGGACGCAGTAACTCCTTGGTAAATTTCACTGGTCGCCTCTACGTCAAACCATGTCAAACCATGCTGCTTAAGAATCTCCGCTTACTGTAACTGACACAAACTACGGAAACAACAGGAGTTAGGCATGATCAACTGCAAGAACAAAGGCTGTCGCGGGGAGCGAGAATGGGCTGCATTCCTGAGAGACATGGGGATTGACGCTCGGCGGGGGCGCCAATACTGCGGCGATTCCGAAGCGCCGGACGTCAAAACCGCGATCCAGGGGGTCCACTGCGAGGTCAAGCGGACAGAGCGGCTGAGGATCCATCCCGCCATGGAGCAGGCGGAGGGCGACTGTGGCATCGGGGACGTGCCCTACGTTGCCTACAAGCGGAATCGAGCCCCCTGGATGGTGATTTTGCGGGGATTCGACGTGACCGCCTTCTGCATCAGCTGGCTGACCGCCCTTGGCTACCGGGTGGACCCACCCGCTTCAGCTCGCCTCAGCGGTGGGGCTTTTTCCTCGCGGGTAAAGAACGCATCTTGACGCCGCGGAGTCGGTTGCGGGCCTCTTCGCGGGAGAGTCCGGGCCGTCTCGCGCTTCCCGATGCGATCGCCCCGAAAAAACGCGCCTGTGCTCGGCTTTTCGCTTTGGGCATGCTACCTCACCGGCTGATAAACGAAGGGTGTGCTGTCGACGAACGATGCCTGCTCGGTGACGTACAGGGCAGCGTAGGCCAGGCAGTCGATCTGATCGGAAGTCTGGGCCGGGTCTCCGATCCAGACGTACAGTTCGTCTTCCAGGTCATCCAGCCACTCGGCTTCCTCGTTGAACCAGACCCGCCCCTGTTCCATTCGATTGGCGATGTCGACCGACCGGGCCACCTTATCGAGTGTCTTCGGGAAGAGCGGCCGAATCGGCAATCCCATCTGCTCCAGCAGTTGCAGCAGATGGGCGGACATGCTTGTCCTCTCCAGGCACATGGCTTCGGGTTCGTAATGGCGGACGGTCGTCTGGATGGCCTGGACGATCATGGGCAGCTCGTCCTGGATCCTCTGCACATCCCAGACGAGGATGTGATTATCCGGCGTGACTTTGATCGTCATGATGACGGTCCAGCTGCCCTGCACCTTGTAGATCTCGGTTTTTCCCGGAGTGTCCCGCGTGGTCGCGGCCGGATCGCAAACGCAGAAGGTCCGCAGCGCCTGGATGTCGTAGGCTTTCCCGTCGAGCACGACGTACCGGCCTCTGATGGAGTAGTATTTCGCCCAGGACTTGCGGAAGCGGCCGTCTTCGCTGACTCCCCAATCGCCTGAGATCAGTTGCTCGCGCGTGACGGGATCGAGACCCTGCAGCGTGCCGAGGTATTCCTCTTCGTCCAGGAAGGGATTGTCGCGAAGGAAGGCCGGGATGTGCGGTTTTTCTTCGTTTTGGCCGCAGTACAGGGGCGTCCCATACGGTGTTTTCGCCGAGGGATGCTGCTTGATCTCGTACCGGTTCTTGACCCACATGTGCCCGACTCCGCCCGGGTTGCCGCAGACCCGGATGCGAAGCGGAACCCTGGAGACGGGAGCGTACTCTTTGCACGTCCGGCAGTTGTAGTCCCGGCCTCGGGAGTGCCAGGGGCAGCGGGGATGCCGAAGCCGGGAGGTGACGAAGGTGAAGTCCTCTTCCCAGAAGTCCGTCACCTCGTCGAACCCCATGAACGAGAACTCGGCTGATCGGTACTTGTATTTGTCCATCGGCTTGTCGAGGTAGCCGAACTTAAGGATCGCACCGGACGGGAATCGCCAGTAGTAATCCTGGGCGTTCCACTTGGCATCGGTGCCCATCAACCAGTCCTGGGCGCGGCTCATCACCGAACCTGGCTGCTTGGCATCCGCGAGCGTTTTGCGGAAGACGACGGCGGCGTACTTGGGTATATCGACGTACTGCAGAGCGGCCATCAGCAGCGCATCGGTCTTGCCGCCGCCTGCTGCGCCGCCGTAAAAGACTTCCCTCTGGCAAGAAAGTAAAAACGCCCCCTGGATGGAAGTGGGGGCGTGAGGGATGTACTTGGTGAACCGGTAGAGCACGTTAGCGCCCTCCCGCTTTTTGAACGCCAGTGCGACGCTGCTGCGCGTACTCCGGGCGAACTCGCTCCTTCATTTTCTTTCGGATCGCGTCTCGAATCTGCTGCGCCGTCGGCGCTCCCATCTGTGTTCGACGCCGTGTTTGGCGTTGCATCACTTACACAGCCTGGAGCGCGCTTCTCGCACACTCATCATGACAGGGCTCTTCAGTTTCTTGCCGGCTCGCTTCTCTCGGAAACGCCTGGCAATTTCCTGGCGATTCTTGCGGCCAACCGCAGTCGACTTGGACGTGTCCAACTTGTAGTTGGCCTGTCGACGGTGGCGCCATTTGTTCATTCGCGCCTTCCGGGGTGACATCGCCATGATCAATCTCTCCTTTCACGAGAATGCAAGCCAGCGGCCTGCGGGTTGGGAATCACGGATCAACAATGCGGCATTCGCACTGGATTTTGCCGATGTCCACGGTGCGGCTCTGCGCGACCTGCACGGCTTGCGGCTGCTGCTGCACCTGAGCGACTGCCGGTGCGGGCGCGGCGACCGCAGCAGGTGCAGCGTAGACCGGAGTGGCGATCACCGGCGCAGCCATGACAGGAGCGGCCATCGCATACTGGTGGACAGCCTGGACCGGCTGGACGTACTGCTGGACAGCCTGGACGGGCTGCACGCACTGCTTCA